CTTGGGCGATCTGCTTACCCAGCCTTACCATGCTTTCGGCCGCCGAGCCGACCGGGCTGCCCGCATAACCAAAATCGCTGCCCATGGCGTTCACGATATCACGCACCCCAACGAAGCCGGTCAGGGCAAACATCAGACTTTTTTTCCCGGCCCAGGTTAGCCAATCTTCCTCTTTGTCCTCGTCCGGCCCCCTGCCCATCAGAAGCTCAGACAGGACCGCCGGTAGAATGGTCAGCAGCGCCATATTCGCCACGAACCGCGGCATGTCCTTTGCGCCACGGAAGCCCCGCCCCTGCTCAACCATAAGGTTATAGGTGGCGGAAAAATAGGAATAGAACGCCGTGAACATCTTCATGCGCGGGTCGCCCCGTTGAATGCTGGCCAGATCCTTCTGCAAGCCCGAGCTCTGCGTGGTGCGAACCACCTGATCGGCGTACTCGATCGCCTTGGCCTCGTCCCCCTGGAATTCATCCATGCCGACCTCATAAGACGCCAGCCAGGTCGGGACCGCGACCCCCATGTCCATGAGCCCGGTCAAGTAGAAAAACGACCGCTTGACGGCATCCCTCTTGCCTTCAGGGCCGAGCTTGCGCAGCGCATCGCGGATGTCCCGGTCAAGGCTCTTGGACCGCGTGCGCATCTCGACCGATCGCTCGAAGACAAAATCCACCTTGCGCGACATGGTAAGGGGGTTGCTGTAGAAGCCCGCCACCGATTTCAGTAGCTGCCCCTTGGGAACCATGGCCGCCGACTGAAGGAAGCCCGTCACCTGGACCAGCGCGGTCGTTAGCTTCCAGCCCATCGCCGCGATCGACATGCCGCCGCGCAGGTGCTGCACCACCTTGTCGAACCAGGTCAGGGCCGGCACATCGCCCGCCGCCACGTCCCGCACCCAATCCTTCATGGCGCGGTGGAACTGCGGCCCTTTGGTCTCCAGAACCGCGCCCTTGACCTCGGGATGCTCGATCAGGCGCATCACGTCAAGGATCGACTCGCGGTGGCTGATGTCGTGGATGAGCTCAGCCACATGCTCGAACATCACATCGAGCTCAAGCCGCACCGGCATGCCACCCGAGCCGACACGCTCAAGCGCAGCGCCTGCCCGGGTCGATGCCTTGGCCACAGCGCCCGACATGAGGTTCTGCGCCATCTTGTCCACCTGGAACGAGAAAGCCCTCTCCGACAGGTCGGGGTCATACTTGAGCGGGTAATAGCCGCCACGCAATTCCCCGAACGGCGTGCGCACCGGGCTTGCCTCGACCTTCACCGGCTCAATGCCCTTCACCCGCTTCTCAAGCGCGGCAAGCTGGGGCCAGAAGGAGTCGATGTAATCCCAGGTCGCCTGCACGAACTGCCAATCGCTCTCGGTCAAGGTCTGGTTCAGCACCGCCCTCACCTGATCGTCCGACCACTTGAACCCCTTACGTATCGCCTCGCGGTTGCCCTCGTTGCCCCAATTCAGCGCGAGCGACATCACCGTCGCCTTGCTCAGGCTCTGGCCAATCTCCGGGTAATAGGTCGTCTTGGTCCGCCAAGTGCGGCGCGCGTCCTTTGGGTATTGCTCGAACAGCTTGCGGATCGCCTCCGCCGCATCGATAGACATGCGGGTCTCGAGGTTCTGCGCATCCTGCAAGGGCTTGAACAGGGCCCGCCACACCGGCCCGAGATTCTGGAACCCGTCGAACTCGCGCACTAGGCTCTCGATCTTGCGGTGCGAGGCGAAGAACTGATCCTTGAACTGGGTCATGCCATAGGTCACGCCCTTCTCGATCGACTCCCGGCTGCGCCGCGCCACCGTCTTGACATTGGCTAGGATCGCATCGCTGACCAGCGTTGCCGTCCGGTTAAGGTCGCGCTCCGCCGCATCGCGCAGCAGCCGGTTTTTCGTCCGGCCCACCGTCGCGATGTTCTCGACCGTGTCGCGCAGCGTCATAAACTCGCTGACCGTCATGTCGCGGTAATGCGTCTTCTCGTCCGCCGCCGTGATCTCTGCCGGGATATCGAGCCTCGCCTGCTCGTCCTCCGCCAGCGCATCGCGCCAGGACAGCAGCGCCTTCATCTCCAGCAGCGTGCGGCGCCGGTCGGACAATTGAGGCCCGAACTGATACGCGCCCAGGATCGTGCGAACCTTGTCAAGATAGTCCGGGTCAATCGGGCCAGGCTTCCGGCTCATGTATTTGTCGAACCGGGCGATCGCCTTCTCGATATCCTTGCGCGCCTCCATGGACCGCCGGACCATGTGCGCATTGATAATGCGCTGCCTCTGGTGCCAGGCCGCCGCCGGCCAATCGCGCCCCGCCACAGCATCGATCACCGCATTGGCAGACGCCCGCTCGGCACGGCGCCACTTCTGGGTGTTCAGCAGGTCGTTGACCTTGGTCTCCCCAATGACCGCATCCGCCGCCCGCTCGATCGCCTTCCTGTCAGCCCGCAGCGAGTCCACCGCTACCCTAACCTTCTCCCGACCCAACCGCGCCTCAGACGCCCGACGTTGCGCTCCCATAGCTGCCTCGGCCCGCGCCTCTGGCCCCGTGGCATCCGCCGCCTGCTCGCCCTGCCCCGCGCTCCGGCGCACCGCGGCATCGACCAGCTTGCCGGCGCCCAAGCGTTGCAGCGCCTTGAACTCAGCCTCCAGCACCTGCATCTGCGCATCGTTGTGCAGCGCGGCGATAGCCTCCTCCGCCGCCCGGCCATCATCGACCGGGTTGGGGAATTGCTCCTTCAGCCGCTCCTGCACCCGGCGCTGGACCTCGCGCGCCTGCGACGGCGCGGCACGCATGGCCTGGATCATCTCATCGCCGGAGGTGAAGCCGAACATGGGCGCCACCAGGTCAGGCGATACACCCTTGTCGCCCGTCACGCCACGCGGCAGCACATTCGCAATGCGCCTGCCATAGGCCTCCCGCAGCATGGCGCGGTCGAGCTTCATCGGCGTGTCAAGCGTGGTGCCGTCCGGCATCTCGCCCTTGGCCAGCATCGTGATCGCCTGATAGACCGGCTCGCTCCTGACCTGCGCCTCGACCTCGGCCGTGATGCCCTCGCGCGCCTCGCGGTACTCCTCCCGCTGCGCCTTGCGCTCATCCGCCTGGAGCATGGCCAGCACTTGCTGCTCGGCCTGCAAACGCGCTTTGGCGGCCAGGTCTTGGTACTTGCGGAACTCGGCATCGGTCATGCCGGCGTCCTTGGCCAGCGCGAACAGACCCTGGAACTTGAACTGGTTCTTGGCCGCCTCGATCTCGTCGTCCGTCGCCAGCATCCGGTCAAACACGCCCCTGATCTCGTCATTGATCGGGACGCGAAGCTCGGTGAGCGTGCGATAGATGCGCACCATCCATGCCTTGAACCGCTCGAACGCGCCGGAAAGCTCCAGGCTCGGGGCCTTGCCCTCCATAAAGTACGCCTCACCCGTGCGGGCGAAGGTCTCATGCGCCTCGGTCGGGATGAAATCCACACCCGGGTCGATGCCCAGATAGGCCGCGATGCGCTGCCAATCCTCGACGATCTGCGCGGGCGCTCCAGGGCTCTGCGCATCCGCCTTCATTTCCTCAAGCCAGCCGTGCGACATCTCGTGCAGGAAGGTGGACAGGTCCGCCTTTTCTGTCAGGTTGATGATCGTCTGGCCATTGGGCAGAAACTGGATCGAGCCACGCGGGCCAGTCTCTTGGCGCTGGAAAAACTCCATGATTGCAACGCGGTTCTCATCAAACAGAACGTAGTTAAAAGAGCCTGCCTTGATTTGCCCCTCTGCCCACGCCCTTGCTTCTTCTTCTGTTTTGTAACCTTTGCTCTTTGTTATGATGTCTGTGGGAGCCCCAGCGATTAGCGCATTGCCATATTTTTTAATCCGCGCAAACCATTGGCCATCTCGGTTTTCAACGCCAAGAATTTCGCCGTCTGCCGTTGCGCGAGTGCTCCCATCAAGATACTTAAGGCCGGGAATACCAGCATCGTGCAAAGCCAATGAGGCGGCCTTGTCGCCTTTCAAGCGGGCAGATAGCTGCCGATAGAACACTTGGCCCGTTTGCTCCATGGCAAAATCAACGGCCTCATCAAAATCAGCACTAAGCCCATCCAAAAGCTCATAAAGCGCTTTATCGTCTTCAGTTAAATCCGACCGCAACAAGCCCTTTATTTTTTCGCGCACACCTTCAGGCTGCTCGCTTAATGGCCTGTCCCAAAGCAGATATTCATTGTCTTCTGGGATATCTACCTTGTAGAGCCGTCCATCACTTTTATCAAATGAGAAGTCTTTGCTCACCGCGTCTCGCGCAGCGCGCACTTCAGCCCACGAATATGGTGTGACGCCCATCTCCAACAATTCTTGGCTGGGCATGTTTTTGAAAAATCTATCGGCTGCAGAAAAAGGATCATCGCCGTAATTCATTATGTTTGAAATAATCGCAAACTGCAATTCATCGGCAATATCAACTTCACCCAGCGGCTTGCCTTTATACAATGGCGTCCGGGTTGAAAGAGCATCCCGATACGACCGCGCCACAGCCTCGCTGCTCGCAAAATACAGGCCCCACCCAAACGCCTGCGCGCCTTCGCCTGTGCCAATCTTGCTGAGCGAAAACCGATCAAACACATGCGGCGAACCATGCCAGACAGGCTGATTCAAAATCCGCCCGTCGCCCCCCTCAAGGAGCGCTAGCTGGCGGGGGTCGGTTCCCGGTAAATTTCTTCCTGACCGTCGCGCTCCTGCGCTATTGCCTTGAGGTACGCCAACTGCTCTACCTCGCCCCGGTTCGGGTCGGAAAGAGCCTCCAGGCGCTTGATCTCCTGCAAAATCTCGGACAGCGGGGACGTTGAGTTTATTTCGTACAAGGACATCTGCTACCCTTTCATCTACAGCGCGGATAATTGCCTCAATATCAAACCCTGCGTTAGTGATAAACTGCAGGCCATTTGATCGCAGGTCAATAAGCCCATAGCGGTGCCTGAAAATATCTACTACATGGGAGTGCGCCATTATGGCTTGATTGACTGAAATCCGGCCTTCATTAACCAGCCCCTGGATATACGCGCGGACAGGAGCTTCCACTTCCGCCGTGACGTTACCAGCAAACCCAATCGGCAGGTCTTTCCCCATTAAGGTAGGGCCGGCCCTTCCGCTGACAATGGCGCCACCATGCCCCATTGCCGTGATGTCCGTGCCGTACTCAATAGATGCACCAAGATCAGCAACGCTAAACCCGCCGTTGCCGGGGTGATTGTGCGTTGCGTAGCCGATTGCCTTATCAAACCCGGCCTTCAATATGGTTCTGGGGAATGAGACGCGATGCTTTTCCCCGCGCCCGACAGCGATCAGCCCGCCATCCCGATCAAAGGCGACCAAGTGCTCTAGGTTGGTTTTCTTGCCGCGCGCAACTACCCAATCATCAGCAACCTTTTCCGCCATGGAGGTGGATTGCGCATCACGGACAGCGTCAAGAAGGTCATCCGCCTGATCCGACAGATCAAGAAACCCGTCCTGCGTGACACTGGTGCCGCCTGAGTATTGGCGCAGCGTTTCGCGCGGGTCTGGGATGGCGCCCTGATCCAGCGTCCGGGTATTCGGATCTTCCGCCGGCCCAAGCGCCGGAGCCTCGGCGCCACGGAACCGCATGCGATCCAGCGCCTCCAGGTCTTCCAGGGTCGCCGTCGCCATCTCGGGATCAATGCCCAGCGCTTGCGCGATCTTATCGTCGGGATCACGCACGGACATGCCCAGCGCCTCAAGCTCGCGCTCTAGCTCTTGCGCCGCCGATTGGCGCTCCTGCCCCTCGAAATCTTCATTCGCGCCGTAATTGATGACGCGCTTGTTCACATCATCCGACAGCACCTCAAGGAACTCGTCGAGCGTCGAGTCCTCCGACATATAGCCTTCCTCGATCGCCGCGATATGGGCCATATCCAGCGCCATGCCGCCCATCCACCCCCTGCCGTCAGGGGTCCGGCGCCGGGTCTGATTGTTCACCAGGCCGGGCATGGCGCGATAGCTGCCCATGATCGCCTTGAGCTCGCCGCCATCGTCCCGCATGCCGCCCAGGCTGACCAAAAACGAGGTCATGCTACGGGTGCGCAGCTTCACGCCCTTGCGCGCGTCCTCGAGCGTTCGCTTCAGCCCCGAAGGCATGACCTTCGACACATACTCAGGCTCGGCAGGAACACCCAGGCGAGCCAGGCGGATGCGCGGCCCCTGGAACTGGCGCTGAATGATCGGCGCATTCTCGGCGTAGAGCTCCAGAGCATCCCGCCCTAGGCGCTCCGCACGAGTCCGCAGGCGCGCGGTAAAGATCGCTGCGTATTTGGTCGAAGACAGGTCGTCCTGCCCCGCCGCCTTCAGCTTGGCGAAGATGTCGTCGTAAATCTGCCGGGTCGCCTCCTGCTGGCGCGCGACCGTGCCGACCTCCTCTCGCAACAGGCCGACCTCGCGCTCGAGCCTTTCCGGCGTCATGGACGCCTCGCGCGCAGTCGGGCCGTCTTCCGTCAGGCGCACGTTCTCCGCCAGTGTGTCGAATTGCGGATGGCCCACAAACGCGCTGACAAAGGTGCCCAAGGGCATGCGCACGTCAGACCCAATCTCACGGGCCAGGGCGACCTCGCCAGCCACCCGCTCGGCTTCCTCCGGCGAGAGGAATTGCGTCAGGTCAGGCTCGGACTGGAACAGCGTCACCGCGGTCTCGGCATCAATCTCGACCGACCGATCGGGCTCCACCAGGCCGCGCACGAACTCGCGGAACTTGTCCGGGTTGCGCTCGCGCAGCTTGGACTCCTCGGCCAGGGCGTTGACCTGCTTAAGCGCCTCGCTCTCCTGGACCGCGCGCTCGCCGTCTTCCCGGCGCCGGGCCGAAGCTCGACCGCCTGAAGCCGCCAGAAGGATAGACCGCACGATCGCGGCCGCACCGCCCGCAGCAATCGCCTCGCGGCTGAAGTCCTGAAAGATTTCCGCGTCGGGGTTGTAGAAGGCGTACTCAACCACGTTTTGCAGGATGCCCTCGATGACCTCCTGCGCAGCCTCCGCCCCGGCGCTCACCGCCACGTCCTGCAAGCGGCGCATGATCCCATCGCGGGCCGCTTGCGGCAGCTTGCGCATAATGAAATCAAGCCCGAGCTTTTCCGTCAGGCCTGTGACCGCCGAACCCGCGATGATCGCCGCATCACCCTGAGCCGTGCCGTATTTGCCTTGACGCTCCAACCGCTCCGCTTGCTGATCGGCGCCCTGGGCCAGAAGCATCGGTAGCGTCACCGTGCCGCCTGACACGATCGCCGCCGCGATCTGGAACCCAAGCTGACCAACACCGCCGGCAATGTCCGTCGCGATGTTCTGCTCGGCAACCGGCGGGTCAATCGCCCGGCCAATCTCTTTGATCGCGCCGCCGCCACGCCGAAAGATTTCCGATGGCACCATCCACCACGGAACCTCGCGGTTGTAATCCTGAAGGCTCCCAAGCCCGAGCGCGCCCATGGCCGCATCGATCGGGCGGCCCACATAATTGCGCGTCAAGGCGTCATAGAATGAACCCGCACCAGACACCGCAGAGCCCGCGCCGCCGACCGCGCCACCAGGAACCGCCCGGGCGATGTTTCCCGTGAATCTTAGCGCCTTGCTGATCCCGCCTAGCGTGTCAATGTCATCGCGGGCGATCCGGTAGTTTTCCGCATTGGCGAAATAATTGGCCATGTACTCGTCATACGAGACACCTTCGATCCGGCTCAATTCAGCCTGGCGCTCGACCTCTGGCATGTTGCGCTCGACCACCGCCGGCGGCAGGCCGGTCTCTTGGCCAAGGCGCAAGGCCCGCGCTGCCGTGTCAGGATTAGAGCCTTGCGCGGCCGTTGCCGACTCGCGCAGGCGCGCGGCGTCTTGCTCTTGGCGAACCCGGCGGGCAGCGCTGGCAAGGTCGTTTTCGGTCGGCGGGCGAACATCAGCCCCCTGCTGAAGCTCGGACTTGAGCCTCGTTGCCGCCGCACCAAAAACATCACTCATCGAGCCGCCCTTTCGCGTTCTTCTTGGGCAAGGCGCCAGACCCTCGCCAGGTTCTCAACCGTCACGTCGATCCTGTTTGCCGTCAGGGAGCGTGCCGCGCTTTCCACCTGCTCAGGAGGCATCCCGGTCACGCGCGACACCCGCGCCCGCTGCACGGGGTCCGAAAGGTCATTAAGGCGGAACCGATCGCGCTCGGTCTGGTCGCGCAATTCAAACGCGCGACGGCTATCGTCAATCAACCACCCTGAGCCTTGCACCTTGCCCTGGATCAAAAGCTCATCGGCAATGCGCTGAAGATCCTGCCCAGTCGGACGCTTGCCGCGGTTTTCCGCCTGCCATGCCGCCAGCCGGTCATCAAACGCCCGGTTAAATGAGGCGACACGCGCGCTTGCTGTTCGGTTCGTGTCTGCTGGCGTTGGGTCAATCCCTGCCTCCCGCAAAGCGGTCGCCACAACCTGCGTCCGGTTGCGCTGCCCCGCCCGCTCCGCACTCGCCGCACTCCGGTCGGTCGAATTGCGCAGCGCCCGCTGCTGATCGACAAACCGCTTCCAATCCGTCTCGGACAGGTTCGTGCGAAACTGAGGGTCCATCAGATCCACAGAATCAAACTCGTCCGGCTCCATCATGGACAAACGCGCATAGGTGCCCTGGTCGGTCTGGACCTGCCCGCGCTGCGCAACATAGCGCTCGAGCCGGTCCTTCTCGATCGGGTTCTCATCCAGCACCGCAAGCTGGTCCGGTGTCAGGGTGTTGAAATTGCGATCGCGATAGACCGACTCGCGCACTTCACGCAGAACCGTGTTGCGCAGGTCATCCTCCGCCGCGCGCCGCTGCGAGAACTCATTCGCCAGAAGCGCCTCGGCCCGCTCCAGCACCTCAGGAGGCTGTCCGGCCAGGTTGCGCCGTAGCTCCTCGCGTCGTTGCATCAGGGAGCCCTGGACGCGCTCCTCGCGCCCTGTCTCACCGCCGAGAACCTTGCCTACATAATTGCGGGTCTCAGCAAAGGGAATTCTTGCCGCCCATTCCCCATCAGAAATTGCGCCTTCCCGAGGATCGCCCAGGCTCCCAAGCCATGTATCCACCCGGCCCGGCCCGGCGTTATAGGCCGCCAGCGCGAGCGTGCGGTTGCCGCCATACCGTACGAGCATGTCATTCAGGTAAGCCCGCCCAAGGGTCCGGTTATAGGCCACATCTTCCGGCTTAGCCGAGGTAAGCCGAGCTTCATTATACGGCTGACCAGGAAACAGCCGGTCGTGCATCATGCGCGCCGTGCCTGGCATAAGCTGCATGACGCCACGCGCGCCAACCCGCGAAACCGCCCCGGGCCGCCCGCGGCTTTCTTCGCGCTCGACCGCATTGGCAAGGCTGTCAAAATCATTCCCCGGAGCAATCGGCTCGCCGGGCCGAGGCATAACCTCATTCACCGCGTTCAAAGCTGTGCGCTGCGTCACGCCTGCCCGCAGGGACCGATCAAGCTGCGCCTGCGTGGTGCCGTCAATCTCCTCCCGGTGTTTGTCTAGGTAATCTTTGGCCGCAATGGGGTCCGTTTCCGCCATACGTTGAACCACAGAAGCCCGGATAGACGACCGCGCCGCGCGCCGCGACAAGGCGATGCCGTCCTCTGACAGCCCCTGCCTCCGCCCCCAGAACACCGTGCCGCCATCGGCTTCCTGCAACAGGGCGTTGATCTTACCTTCATCGTTGAAGGAAGCCGCCGCGTCTTGCTCAATGCCCCGCAGCCTTGCGGTCCAGGTCTCGCCCATGGCGGTCTGGCGCTCGCGCGCAGCGTGCCGGGCCACCCCGTCAAGCGCAGCATCGCGCCGCCGCGCCAGCATGGACTGCATCAACCGCTGCTGGTTCGGGTTCTCCAGCCCCTCGATGGTCGTCTTGGCGGACTCGTCCCACCACTTCGACGACTCATCATAGGCCGTGACCGCATTGCTGCCGCGCCGGGTATAAATGCCGCGCTCGGGGTCATGCAGGAACATGCGCTCGCGATCCGACCAGCCGGCAAAAGCCTGCTCGACCTTCAGCGCATCATCCTCGCGCTTCATCTCGATTGCGCGCCCGGCAAGGCGGTCTGTGGCATTGGCCACACGCGCGCCGCCTTGGGCGACGGCTTCCCCGATCTGCCCCCCGAAATCAGCCGGCGATGCCTGGATGCGCTGGAACGGTTGCGGCACCGCTTGCGGCATCACCGTCTGACCTGGATAGGATGGAACCCGCGGCACGGTCAGCGCACCGGCCGGTTGTATGACATCCACCGATCGCCGCCGGATGCAGCCCCGCCGATCAAGGTGGACGCCGCGCTGATCTGCGCCGCGGTGTTCGCGTTCTTCCCGCGCACGCGAGACATAGCTTCTTCCGCCTGGTAATTCATCCCTTGGACGCGGTAGCCGTAAGCCTCGCGCTGTGCGTTGCTTTTGATAGTCAAGGCATCGAGCTCACCAAAGGCCGCCGTGTCGCCCAGAATGTCCATCGAGGTCGCGCTATCAATCGCCAACCCGGAAGACCCAAAGGCCGCGCGCTGCGCCCCCGCAATCCGGGCTGTCTTGCGGCGCTGCTCATCGGCAGCAATATCGCCGCGCGTCTCAGCATCGACCGCCGCGCGCTCGGCTATGATCTGGTTGTTGCGCGCGATGGCCGCATTGTAATCGCCCGCCTGCTTTGCCGCCTGGCCGGCCTGAATCTGGCCGAACGCGCCAATAGCGCTAGACGCCATCGTCGCCGCCACAGCAATCGTTGCAAGCTCACACATCGCCGCGCCTCATCTCAAACGGGACAAAGGGCAGGCCCAGAACGCCATAGGGCTGAGGCGCACCAAACCTTGCGCCAAGCCACCGCAGCCATCGGAGCGACACCGCATTGCGCTGGTCCACAAAATTGATCACCACCGGGAACACCTCCAGCATGCGCCGGACATAGATCCGACTCTTGACCACAAAGAACCTTGCGATTTTCACAAGCTCTGGAGTAGCAAGTAACCAGGCCGACCCATTATGTCCCAAAAGCGACATCGGCGCTACCCCAAACATAATCTCGGGCTCGCCATCAATCTCTGCCGTCCATGCCATTGCGGAATGCTCAAGCGACCGCGCTAGGGCATCTTCTGGCGTCGAAAGGGAGCTCGCCCACAACTCGCGCCGATCAGCCTCACGCATGCGCGCAGCAATGCCTGGCACGTCTTCCATACGCGCCGCGCGTATCTCAGTGCTGGCCAAGCTGCACCTCCGGGATCAAGCCCAGGATGGTCGCCGGCAGGGGGTAAGATTGCCGGAAGAACAACTGCCCGCCGGTTGACCAATCGCCCGGCACTGAGAGCTTGTAGTCTCCAGTGTAAAGCCCGGTCGGGGTGTTATAAGCGCCAGGCCCCTGCTTCATCTCGACCTGCTTGTCTTCCCTTGGCCCGGCAGACAGGCCGCGCGTGCGCTCCATCCGCACCGTCACATACGGGATCACCTTCTTGCGCCCCTGGATGGTGCCACCCGAACCCGGCCCAGCATCGATCGCCAGCGTCTTCAGGTCACAGAAATACGGCAGACCCACATGCACGCGCGAGGCGGCCCTCACCAGCGTCACGGAGCCGTTGACCACGGTCTGCGCCGGCTGCACGTCGCCATTGGCGAGGATCGAGACTGCCTTTCCGTTTAGATGCTCTAGCCCCTGGAACACAGTCAAAGCCTTGCGCACGTTGCCGCCGCGCCCCCACGCCACCCAAGCCAAGCCATTGACCGCTGCGCCCGTCAGGTAGTCGCGCAGGGTGAAGGCATTGGCCCCTGTCACCGTCACCTGATAGCGCTGCCCCGCCGTGGCATGTGCCACCAGTCGGTCGTCCGAGGTCAGGGGATAGAGCGGGTTGAAAGATTGCGCGCCTTCAATGTCCACCAGGTCGCCGGTCGTCAGGCCATGCGGGGTCGTCGTCGTCACCGCCGCCGGATTCGCCGAGGTAATGGCCAAGATCGCAACTGGATTGTCGAAGCTCAAGCCCGCATCGACGAAGAAGGAATCCTGCACATTGTACACTTGGCGCGATGCCATGCGCTCGACGTAGCGCCGCACCTGCCCGTTGATGACGCGCCGCACAATGAAATAAGCCACGTCTTCCGAGCCTTCCGACACCACCGCCACGCTCTCGAAATCCCCGTCCGTATCGTGGCGGGACCATGCCCAAACCTCGTGCTCGCGCAGGTAGGTGAGCGAAAGCAGCGCGCCATCCGACATGACGCACCACACGATCGAGTAAGGTGCCTGCGAGTATCCCCATTCTTTCACCGTCCTCCCTTCAAACAGATGCCGGCACAGCAGCGTCAGGTCATCGCCCGTGTAGCTGTCCACCTCGTATTTGTAGCCAAGATCGCGCACGATCTGCCCGCGGTCCTGGACGTAAAGCGCCATGTTGCCGACCACGATCGGCGGCACGTCCGACACGCCCCGATAGCTTTGCGGCCTCACCACCAGCGAGTAAGGGGTAATCGCGTCAGACTGCCCCCCAGGCTTGGCCAGCCATTCGCCGCCAGAGGTCATCACCACCAAGCTGCCAAGCGACAGCAGCGCGCGGATTTCATGCACCTGCCGCGACACCAAGGACGATTCAATCGCATCATCATCTTTGGTGGGGGTCGAGGTGCCGAAATTATTGTAGGCGCCAGGCTGGCTGAAGAAAAGCGTCTGGCGCTTGGCATTGGTCCGCCCGTAGATCTTGCGCTCCTCGTGATAGGTCACGCAGCCGGGATAATTGCCCGCGCTCGGGAAGGGATTAGCCGCCACTTGCGGCGTGTCGCTCTCGTCCGGCTTGATGTTGTTGTCCCAGAAGGTCGTGCCGGTCGCGCGCCCAGCAAAGCCATAAAGCGCGCTGCCCTGCTTATAGACCACATACGACACCGCGCCCGCGACCGCAGGCCAGCTCACATCGTTGCTCGCCGCCGCGTTGCCGTTTGCAATCGCGGTGGCCGCCGAGGCTAAGGACTCCTCGCCCCCCGCCCCGATCGCCGTCACCACATAGGAATAGGTCGTCGAGCCCGTGGTGCGGGGCGTGACAGTCGGAGCGCCTGGCGCCGCAATAGCAGGCGCAAAAGTGATGGCCGTCAGAGTCCATGCCGCGTCCCCCGTGCGGGTCAGGTCGCGCGGCGCATAGGACGGATGGGTCAGGGTCATCACGTCCGCGCTTTGCACGAACTTCAGCAGCGGCAGGTCCGCCGCCACGTAGGGGGTCGCAATCTGATAAATGCGCGCCACGTTCCCGCCCGACACATAAGCCGGATATGCCGCAGTGCTGATCGCCACGCCATCGCGCCCGGTCAGGGAGTAGGTCGTTGCACTCAAGACCGTCACGATCGCGCTACGCTTGTTCAGCGGCGTCATGCCGACAATGTCCTCGAGATAGACCTCCTCGCCCGTCGAGAACCCATGCGCTGCCGTGGTCGTGAAGACGCCAGGGCTGGCCTGGGTGATGCCCGAGATTGCCTTGTCAGCCTCAAGCACATAGCCGCCATTCTTGATGACGCGCATGATCTCCTGCCCGAACTCCAGGACGTAAGTGTCGGTGGTGTTGAACTGGAACGGGACCAGCCGGCCCGCCGTGGCGGAAGCCTTGACCTCGCCCGCATAGCGCAAACCCGCCCGGTTAGACGCGCCGCCATGGGCTTGCACAAAGAAATTGCGCGCCAGCGCCAGGCCGCTTTGATACTTGGCTAAATCGACCCGCGCATAAAGCGAAGGCGACAATTCACCGCCGGCAAAAGATGGGCGCAGGATCGAACTCATTCCCACACTCCCCGCGCATAGGGCGCATCTTCCCGCGCCCGTATCCATTCAGCCTCGATCGCCGGCGGCCCGACCTCCTCCGCCCCATTGCTGACCATCGCCAGGTTGACCGCGCGCCCGAATTGCGCGTCCGCCATCTGCTTCAGCCCAGGATTGCCGGTCAGGACGATTGCCAATTCACCGGCAAGCTGCCACGCAAAGGCGCTCACGAATTGCGGGTCAAAAAGGCTCGGGTCCGTAATGCTTGCAGTATAGCAGGCAACAGCGTCTGGTACGCTGCACAGGATCACCTTCTGGTTTGAGGTGGTCGAGGCAATTTCCCAGCGGTTCGGCGGCGTCGATGCAACGCGCGGCAGGATAGCCCGAATGATGATGCCATCGATCGGATAGGCGTACATGAAAGCCCACTCCGTCAAGACCGGATTGCTTAGGTTCGCAAGAGATGCGTAGCGCTTGGCAAAAGCCCAAGGCGCAGCGCGCAAAGCAGAGCGCAGCGCGTGGTCATAATAGAGCTGGCATTGGTCCGATTCGTTACTACCTTCATCCAGCGCCGCTATGCGGATGCCGTGATTTAGGTAGCCTAAAGCCATATTGCAGATTTGCACTTGCGAAGACATACCTACCCCCTCCGTCGCCGGCGACGGACCCGAATGATGAAATCACCCCCATCAATGACAGGTGGTGGCGGCTCTCCGCCCCCGGCATTGAAAAAGAAAAAAAGGTAATGCGTGGTAATCATGAGCCGCCCTCGGGCTCCTGATAGCCCTCAGTCGCCAGGCGCTGCTCGTGCTCAACAAAGACCGCCGGCGTCTCGACCGCCTCGCCCTTACCTTCGTCAATAAGCTGCTCGCCAACCGGGTCAGTCACTAGGACAACCTGATCGGCCGCATAGCTAATGACATCAAGCCAAAGGGCTTGCAGCATCCGAATGAAATACATCGCCAGCCCTCATGCAAAGAACAGATCGCCCACGACATCATTCAGCCCAACCGCCGTCGCGTCCGCGTCCGCCGCGCCGGTAACGATTGTTAGGCCGATGCCCGTGGTAAAGGCTATGCCGCCCTCAATCGTGAACGTCACTGAATCGTTTGGCGGTATCGCAATCGTGCGAACCACGCCTGTCCCGGCAGTCGGCGTCGTCGTTTGGTTGTGCAGCTTCACATACCGATATGCCAAATTCGTGTTAGCCAAACACCAGCCCAGCACACGCCCCGGAGTATTCTTGACTATCGTGGCGTTGACGGAGGCAGCCGATACAATATGCGCGCCAGAAGCGGCGCCTGTGGCACTGGCGCGGTATTGCTGGCCCACGTCATTAGCAAGTACAGAACCCGCGTTGAGATTGACAGAAACGGTGCCGCCGACGTTAGCTTGGCCTTGTACGCTCACAGGGAACGGAGCCGCCGCGCCATTCGGGCGGGCGCCCGCAATATAGGTCGGGACGTTAGCGTTGTCCTCGATGCTCAGGAAGCCAATCGTCCAGGTTGTGCCCGACGCTGGCGGCGCGGCGCTATTGAACGACCATACATACAGATACAATTCGACATCATCATCGGGGATGTTTTCAACCCGACTGGCGCGTGTGGTCACAGTTGGCACTGTGGAGGATGCGACCAAAGCGTCAGACCAATAGATATTGCGTCCGTCCGCCGCCACGTTCATCACATGGCCGGGCGAAGCGGTTGAATTGATAGTGGCTGCCGTGTCGTTACTATTCCAGCCTCGCCGCTGCGCGTCCACGTTTGCAACAAGAGCGTTAGTCCCCGCATAATAGGTGCGTATCCAATTCCACCCGAACAGGTCTACCGTGCAAGAACCGGAAGCGGGCCAGCCCGCGACTGTGAAGGTGATCGTATCCACGCTCGGGATCGAAGCGATAGCATAGCGCCCTGGGACGCCCGCCGCGCCGTTAATGGCGCCGACGAACATAAACTGCCCGACATTGGCCGCTGTAAAGCCGTGCGCGACTTTGGTGACTGTGATGGACGTGGCGCTGTTGATTGTGCAGGCCAAACCCTCGCCAATCATGTCGGCCAACATCACCACGAAATTGTTATTAGCGATGCGCTGCGATAGGATCGTCTTGTGCCGTTGAATGAACGCGCCCCGGAAACTCGCAACCGACCGCGCCAAAAACTCGCTGTTCGCCGTGGTGCCTGCCGCAATGACAAGGTTACTGGATGATTGCGAAACCGTGACGCCCGTGCCCAAGCGCCGCTGCGTCAATGCCGGCGCCAGCAAGCTAGCCCCGGACTCGGAAAAACCTACGCTGAAAATATCCGCCGGGGCCTGGCGCACCACCGCGCCACGGTCGCCAAAAGTGGGATGCGTCGTTCGCACGTCCGGCTGATTGGCGTCTGTCACCGGCAAAGGATTGGCTGCCGACACAGGAGTCGCGGACCCGTCTGCGCCAAACTCCAGCTTGGCATACGGATGATCTAAGCCACTAATATTGTCAGTGGCGAATTTCGGGCCGCCCGTGCCGGGATTGGCCTCCGCGTAATCCGACATAGGTTAGCCGCCCATCCGAGCCAGTAGCGCCGCAACCTCCTGCGACAGCGCCTTGCGCCGCGCGTCAATATCCGCAAGCTCGGCCTTAGCCAGGTCGCGCGCAGCTTCAGCCTCAATCGCCTCCGCCCTCGCGCGCTCGACAACCGCCTCTGCCTGGATCACCGCGTCATTGGCCGCCGCGGTGCGCAATTTCGCCTTAGACTCGGCATCGGCAAGGATCTTCTCGGCCTCGCGGGTTGCCACCGCCTCGGCCTGAACCGCCTGAGCTTTTGCATCGGCCAGGCGCGAGGCTTGCGCCGTAAGCTCGACCTCGCACGCCGCCATAGTCTCGGCATGCTTCACGCGCAGCGAGGCAATAGAGGTCAGGAGCTCTGCCTCATTTTGCTGGGAAGCCTCAATCTTGGCGCCGGCCTGCTCGATGAACTCAAGCGCCTTGAAGATCCGCAGGCCCTTACGAACCTCGACCAGCGCCGTCTGCATGCTGGTGATCTCAGCCATTGCCTTACCCTCGCACAAACAGAATGGCCCGAATGGCCGTGGTGCCGTCGCCGGCCGTCACGCGCGGGCGCACAAACCGGGTCGCCTCAGTGATCGCTTCGATGGACGCGCTGGTCTTGCTGATCACGTTCCCCTGTGGGTCAGTCAGCGTCTGCCAATTCGTCCCATCGTTGCTACCCTCAAGCACCACCGTCCCACCCGTGCCGAACGTGCCGGAAAACTGGACGCTGCGATCGGTGTAGGCGCCATATTGCGCCGGAGCGCCATCATCGCCATTGGCAAGCGGAAACCATGTGAAGGCTGCGCTTTCGCCTGGGAAAGCAACATCGGTAGGCTTGCGCCCATCAACCACCGCTGAAATCGTTGGCATCTATGCCTCCTCAAATCTCAATCGCAGGCGGATCAAGCGGCCCAACCGGCGGCTCTTTCCCAATTTCGGACAGAGCGATCGGCGCAGGCTTGGCCCGTTTCTGCCGCTCAGAAGACGCAGCGGAGGGTTGCCCCTCCACCACCTCGAACCAGGAGCCCTTAGTGCCGTCTGGCACCTCGAGCACCTGGCCCACACGGCGGCGCGAACCGTCCCAGAACGCAACCTGTGTGACTCGGACTTTCATGCACCGCCCTCCTTACTTACCGATTAGAGATGGAACGGCGCGTCATACGCCTTCCAAGCCGGCGGGGCCGGGGTCAAGTACGCATCCACCGCGCCAGCCGTGATCGCAACCGCGCCGGTCACCTGCTGGATGCCAAGATAGCGCTCGTACACCACGCCTTCGATCGGAAGCGCAAACACGCCCAAGATCGTGCCGGCCTTCAGCGCGCCAGCCGCCGTGCCCGTGCCGGTGGCAAAGGCGCGCGTCTGGAGGTGAATGGACTGCGTGGCATTGGTGGCCAGCGTGGCGCTGTCATCGCTGGCCAGCGAGAACTGCACCGTGCCGGCAGAGCCAGCGCCGATGCCGGTCGCTACCTGGAGAACCAGGTAAAGCTGATCGCCCGGCTCGCCGATGCCCCGACCGGCCAGGCCAAGGTCAATCTGGTCGCCAATGTTGTAGGTGCCAGCGGCCCCCGTGTTGAGCGCCACCGCGTCAGCAAACTCGGTGCGCTTGTCAAGAATAGCCATAAGGATGTTCCTTTCTTACCTGATCACGCCACGACGCGGGATTCGTTGTTGAGGATCGCGTCGGTACGCATCACCGGGATCTCATCGAACGAAAGAACGCGCTTGCCCGTCACCGTTTCAAAGGTGAGATTGCTCGCCACCTTCTCAAGGATGCCAAGGCGCAGCTTCTCGCGGATGTTGCGGTTGACGTAGAACGCAGCCCGACCCGCACCCAGATTTGGAATGCGCTCGGCAGCCTGGATCATCCAATTGATGATGTTCTTCGTGTTAGAGACCGTGGTCAGGTCGGACACATCGACATTGGCGATGCGCACGATGTAACGCCAGTCTCGCACGGTGAGGCCGCAATCCCAGCGATAGTGAGAGCGGTACATCTGCGCACGGCCCTGATTGCCGTCCACGTTTTCCACCGTGACCTCGCCAAGGTCGCGCATCTGCACGCCGCCGGTCGAGCCCTTGGGATAAATCCCATGGCAGGTGTTCGGACCCCAAACGACCAGCCAGATCGACGTGTTGTCGGAGCCAGAGCCGCCGGCATCGATGATGTTGTCCGCATTCTGCGCAGACAGCGAATTATACCGCGGCGCGAAGCCGGTGAAGGCTTCAGGCTCGGTCCCTTCGTTGCCATAGAACAGGGTCTGCGCCATCTCTTGCGACATCGCCTCGATGAAGGCGCGGTCTTCAGACAGGCGGAAGGCGGCCGCGTTGCCGTTCAGATCGGCAAGCGCCTTGTCCACCTCGGCATAGGCCTCGAGCATACCAGCCGAATCCGTCACCTGAGCGGTGGAGGACTTGCTGGGCTGCACGCCGCCGTAGAGCTTGCGCCAGGTCACGCCCGGCAGGCCGGTGCGCACCGTGGTCTTGTGCCCGGTCGGCAGGTTGCCTTCCATGAAGGTCATGTCCTGCAAGACAGGGTTCGTCGCAGCCAAAAGCTCGACGATCTTGTCAATGTTGCTGTTCGGATCGAGCCGCGCTGCGACGTCGATCAGGGTCGGGTTGTTTGCACTCAAAAGCGTCATAATTCACACCTCAAGATTTCATGGTTGGAAAGAGGCTCTTAGCCAGGTCGTTCTCGGTCATGGCACCCGCAGGGCCGCCACGCACCAGACCGTCCTCGCCAATCGCCTTACCGACGCGGTACAGAAGCCTCGCCATCTGGGGGTGGTTACCCGCCCCGGTCAGATCTAGCATCTGCTTGAAGGCATCGGCCTCATTGCCCATCACCTTGTCGATGACGTGCGACATGGTGGACACGGATGAGGCAAACTTATCGCCGCCAAATTCCGCATCCGCTTTCATGTCAGAGACCCAGCCCTCATGCTGCTTGGTCCAAGTTTCGCGCTGCTGCTGCGCCATCCGTGCCATCTGCGATGCATAGACATCGGAGAGCCTCTGCGCTTGGTCAGAGGTCAGCCCCAAGTCTTTAAAAATCGGGGTTGCCGCCTCAATCGCGGAAGCATCGAGCGCCATGCCTTCGGGGGCCTTGAGCTCGTACTTTTCCGGCACGGCCGCAGGCTTAGGGGCCTCGGCTTGGGCCGGTGCAGCAGCGTCTGCCTTGGGTTCGGCAGCGCCAGCGGCAGACAAAGCGGAGACAGGCGCGTCGGGCGCCGGCGTGCTCGTGTCGGCCGCAGCCTGTCCGGCACCCGCGTCGGTGGAAGCCTGTGCGGTGTTGACGGATTCAGACATCTTTTTTGCTTTCCTTAAGCATCGTTGTGATCACTTCGGGCTCGGCCTCAGCCAATTCGCCCATGACAAACAGGCCCACATTGCGGGCGCCCTCGTTGAAGGCATCGCGCGCACCGTGGCCGGTGAAGGTGGAGCGAAACACACCGCAATGCTCGAGCATCCGCCACATGACGCGGCGGCCCTCCGGCGTGGCCACGACCGCGCGCAGGTCATCGACCTCACGCTCGCGCCGCCGCTTGTCTGCATTGACGCGCGCCGACACCTGCCCAGGATCGGAAGCGTCAAAAGGCTCGTGCTTGCGGCGGGCAGCGCTCATGCGCGGCGCTTCCGCAGCGCACGTTTGGCGCGGCATTCAGCCTGATCGCCCAACCAATGAAACGCATCGCTCACGGACCAGCACCAGGACGACAGCAAGCGCCAGAGAGCGGCTCTCATGCGCCGACCCTCCGGTTGCCAGAATGTGAAAAGACCCGGCGCCCCTCCAAAACCCCCAGAGGAGCGCCGGGCAAGGTTATCGCAGCGTCGGCGGGAGGAAAGACCGGGACGGCGACCTTACGCGGAGCACGCTCGACACGTAAGCGATTGGCCAGCCGAAAGGCAGGAGACGGAACCTCCCGGCTGGCCACCACCTGAGCCACCACAGCCACAGATGGAACTTGAACAATCTTCTTCATACCGGCATCCCCATGCCTTCCATCACCCTTTCGAGTCCGTTTTGGTCGCCGATTGGTGTGTTCGCCATAGTCTCGGCGGTCTGTGCGGCAGCGCCGGCCATCTGCATCGCCTGCTGTTGCTGCGCCTGCTTTGCTTTCTCAGCACGGATCTCACTTACCTGTTCTTTGGTGCGGATCACGTCAGACGGGACGCCGATCATCATCCCGTAATTATCGACCATCTTGTCGAAATCGACTTTGTCCAGCACATCAGGCTTTGCCCCAGCCAGGCCGATCGCAAAGGTCGCGTAATCGCGGATCGAAGACGTGCCCACCGCACGCTGCGCCTGGGCCAGCATCGAGATATACTCGACGCGAAGCTCGACACCCTGAAGCTCAGGAGGCGCGGGCGGCAGAAGTTGCTTGCGCGCCATGATCGCGACCGTGCGATCAATCAACGGGTCGAGGAGCTCATCGTGCAGACGCTCGAGCACCGGGCCGAGCATAAGGAGCTTTTCCTCGTGGCGCTCATCGATCTCGCGCGCCGTGATCTGGCGCCGGTCACTGTTCGCCAGCATGAGGAACAGGTCAGCATAGAACGCGCTTTTGACATCCGCCTGCTTGTTCTGGATGTCGATCATGAGCTCCTGGACGCGAGGGTTGACCTCATAAGCCGGGCGAAAAGCAGGCTGCCCAGCCTGCGCCGCACTGATGTCGAGGTAGGTGATCGAGCCCGGCAGGATAGAAGCCGCCTGCTGACGAAGGGACGCCGGCGCCACCATGGGCGGGTTCACCATCTTGTCGATCGCCTGCGCCTTGCGCTTGGCCATGACCTGAAGCTGCTTGATGTCCGGCAGCGCCTCCATCCCCGGGCTGCGGCCATAGACATCCGTGCCGGTGATGTGCCAGCGCGGGCACATGGCCGGGAACTCCTCATAGCCCGACACGCGTAGGAACTGGTCCTCTTGCGCGCCCGTCTCGAAATGCACGGAGCGGTACGGCATGCCACGCGCGCCGGGCGTGTTGGCGATGCGCTTGTCGTTCGGCTCGCAGGCGTGGACCAGGTTGACCCATGTGTCGAGCGCGCCTTGCCGATAAAGCGACTGGGTCGCAGGCGTGCAGCGCTCGAGCCCGTACTCGCTGACAACCTGACTCACGGTCATCTGCAATTCACGGTAGAGCGTATCGACCACCAGGCGCCGCGAGTTGCCGATCATGTATTCGCCGATCGTGAGCGGATAAGCGCGGATGATGTCCTCATCATCGTCCAGCACGACCATCGCGCCCGTGCCGAAGACGCCAAGCTCCTCGTAGACCACAGGCAGGACGTTATAGACGTTTGACCGCGCGAAGACCGTCATGAGCCGCTGCTGGACCTGATCGAGCCAGGACCGCACCGGGCCGTATTCCATCATCTCCAGGTCCGGCGGTTGCAGCTTAAACCAGGGCCGCGCCGGCGAGGTGATGCCAGCCATCATGCCTGATGCCAGCGTGCGAGACGCGAGCGCGCCGGTCGGGTCGATGATCTTGGAGTTGCGCTTGTCGCCCTTGTTTGAATCCTGCGACTGATGCGTCAGGAACCGGCCACGGCGCGGGATGATATGGTCCGACAGGTCAGTCCAGTGACTGATCCACCCAAAACGCTCATCGCGCAGCGCACTCAGGCGCCGCTCAAAGTGTTTCTTGGGAGCGCCGGGCTCGAGCATTACTGGCCAAGCAGGCGGTTACCGCCGCCAAGCAGGGTCTGGTCCGCCGTTTCGGCAGAGGCTGGCGCCATGCCGCTTGCGATCGTGCTGGAGTAGCCCGCAGCCGAGCGAGTACGCCGGCGCTCATCTGACCGGGCACGAGACACAGCCTCATCCACGGCGCGCGGAGGCTCCGGCGAGGGAGGCGGGGGCGCAGGTGGCGGCGGCGGTTTAGAAACTCGGCACATTCAAACACCCTCAAAGGGGAAGACTAGCCTATAGCAAATCATTGAGAATACTGCAATACGTTGTATTTTTACCAACGATTACTCGAATGGATTGTAGTCATGCACGGCCATCGCGCCGCGTTTCTGGCCCGCCTCGCCCGGCAGATAGACCTCGGTCATGGCCACCGGGAAGGCAAAGGTCAGGGCCAGCGCATCGCCCAGGTCAGGGCTGCGCAGCCCGCGCGCCTTGATCTCGTCTTTGCTCTCGAGCTTGAAACGATTGGCCGCGTCGTAGCTGTAGGTCGGGACGCAGAGGTCGGTCTTGAGCTCGGGCTCGTTCGGGATCGAGCCGCCACCAGCAAGCCAGGCCGCCATGTCCGACCACATCTCCGCCCGCTTGTTCACGAACCGCGAATGCGTGGCACGCGCGCCGAAATTGACCTCGACCACCTGGAAGCCAAGCTGGCGCAGCCGATCAATCACGCCCTCGCCCCGGCCCGCGTCGATGAAGATCGCGTTCGCCTTCCACGCCACGGCCTCCTGCGCCACTAGACCGACCAGGTGCATATTGTCCGCCCCTTTGATTACCTGGGGCGGATGCGCGGCAAACCCCTGCCGCTTCTGGATCACCGAGCGGTCATCACCAAACCGCGCCACGTCCACCCCAAGGATGCGCGGCAGGCCGGCAAGGTCTCGCACCGGCACCACGCGCGCAGCCGCAGCCGTCACCACGTCGATCGTGATCAGAGTGTTGTCCGTTGCCGCAGCGAAATCACACAGGAACTCTTGTCGGAATTGCGCATCCGACATCGCGCGCCGGGCGAGCTCAAGCTCCTCCGCATCGATCGCGCCGGTCTCGTCTGCCCGGTAGATCGCGCTGTACCAGGCCGGGTCTGTCTGCCCCTGCTGGAATAGCTCGTAAAACTGGTTCATGCCCTTGGGCGTGCCGATGAACAGGCACCAGCCCTTGCGGTCAGCCAGCGCCGGCCGGATGACCTCGCCCCAGGTCTCGGGCCGCATGTCCGCCACCTCGTCCGGCACCACGCCGTCGAAGTACAGGCCGCGCATGGCGTCGGGGTTATCGGCGCCGAACAACCTCACCCGCGCGCCATTGGGGAAATCCGCCGCAAGCTCGGATTCGTTGTAGCGCATGCCCGGAACGGCTTTGGTGTAGCCCTTGAGGTAGTCCCACGCGATCGACTTGGACTGCTTCAGGTAAGGCGCGATGTAGCCAAAGCGCGCATCAGGCCGCTTGGCGGTCAAGGCGGAGTGAATCAATTGGTTGACCGCCAGCACGGTTTTCCCGGCGCGGCGGTGAAGGACCAGCACAGAAAACCGCTTCAGCCGAGAATGGATCTCGCGCTGGAACCAGCGAGGAGTGTAGCCCGTGTCGATGACCTGGCCGGTCATTTGTCGGCATCATCGCCCGGGTTGCGGTCAATGCCCGTCACGACCTGGATGGTCAGGCTGCCTTGAGTAGTTACATCAATTTCCTGTTTTTCGCGCCATCCACCGCGCGCCTTCATCCAGAAAATGGCCGCGCTGATATTTCCGCCGGTGGCCGCCTTGAAAAGGCTTTGCGCCACCTTGGTCGTGGCCTCGATGCTGCCCACATCGAGCTCGCGCCGAAAATGCTTCCGCAGCGTTTTAGGATCGATATCAAGATACTTGGCAATCTCGTCCTGCTGGACGCCATAGGCTGCAAACGCCTTCACGATGCCGCGCTGCTCGTCGGTCGGGGCGAATAGCTCACGAGCCATTGCGGGAAACCTCCATGACGTCAAACGCCCGGCCATCAGCCTCAAGCGTGGCCTGCTGCCCGGTGAAATCCTGCCACCGCTTCACAGCCACATCCACATAGGCCGGGTTTAGCTCGATCGCGTGGCAGGAGCGCCCGGTCATCTCCGCGGCGATGATAGTCGTGCCCGAGCCAGAAAACGGCTCATAGACCGCCTGACCAGGGCTGCTGTTGTTTTCGATTGGGCGCTTCATGCACTCGACCGGCTTCTGCGTGCCGTGGCCGGTGCCGGATTTGAGGTGCTCAATAAACCAGACCGTCGACTGCTTTCGCCCGCCGTTCCATTCGCCGGTTTTGCCATCCTTCACCGAATAGACGGCCACCTCATGCTCAGGAACAAAATGCCAACTTTCATCTTGACCCTCGCGCACGCCGTAAAAGCAGGGCTCGTGCTGGTGATGGTAATGGCCGCGCGAAAGGACGTGGCGGGTTTTCACCCACACGATCTGCGCGCGGACCTTGAATTTGCAAGCGGCCAGGCTTTCCGCAACAGCGCCGGCAAACGTACCCGCGTGCCACACATACGCCACGGCCCCCGGGAACAGCGCCCACGCCTCGCGCCAATCGGCCCGGTCGTCGTTCAGCACCTTGCCGGTGGCCGCCCCAGACGAGCCCACGCCAGCCTCCAGGCGCCACTTTGGGTCGTACTTCACCCCATACGGCGGATCGGTCACCATGAGGTGCGGCTTCACGCCGGCCAGCGCCTTGTCGACCACCAGCGCATCAGTGCAGTCGCCGCAGACAATCCGATGCCGACCCAGCAACCACACATCGCCCAGGACGCTCACCGGATCGACAGGCACCTCCGGCACCTCGTCCGGGTCGGTTAGGCCATCCGTTGAATCCGCAAACAGCCCGGCCAATTCATCGCCCGAAAAGCCGGTCAGGCCCAGGTCAAACCCGTCAGCCTGCAAGCCGCCGAGCTCAACCTTGAGCAGGTCCAGATCCCACCCGGCATTGAGCGCCAGCTTATTGTCCGCGATCACATAAGCCCGGCGCTGCGCCTCGGTGAGGTGCGCCAATTCAATCACCGGGATTTCATCGAGCCCCAGCTTGCGCGCCGCCAGCAGCCGCCCATGGCCAGCAATGACGCCACGCTCGCCATCCACCAGCACGGGATTTGTAAAGCCGAATTCCCGAATTGACGCCGCGATCTGCGCCACCTGCTCCTCGGAGTGAGTCCGGGAGTTTCGGGCGTACGGAATTAGGTCAGCAACCCTGGCTAATTTGTAGGGCGGGAAATTGGGCAAATGTTGCGCGCTAGGGAGGAAAGCACCACCGATCTCCTCGATGAAACCAAACGGGCGGCCACGCTTGGCCTTGGGTTCTTTGGTTGCCATATTGCGCAAATAGCAATTCCCCGCCACCCCTGCAATAGGGTACGAAGTGACACCTCGCGTAACCTCGATATTTTCTTTTCAGATCAAGGGAATAGGGGGAGGGTAACAACAACAACAAACATATATAGATTATTATTATTATTATATATATATGTCTATACCTACCCCTATCTCTATATATATCTTCAAATCCGGAGCGTAACCGTCGCTTTTTTTGCTAACCGTTTGATTTTATTAGGTAATCTCGTAACATTCGCCTAACCCCGTTACCTTCCTGCTGGCTTGGCGCGGTGAAGATATTTATAAAATAACCCTTGACTGCCGGGATGGGCGTTGCTATAAACCCAACAACGGCAATCAAGCCGGAGGAGCCAAACAGATGAGCCAATATGTGATCAACGCTAAAACCCTGGACGAATTGATGGCGATTATGGTCGGGCATTCTTTGACGCTAGGCCTTCGCAACCCAGAAGCGCTCGCCTGCGCCAAGACTTTCGCAGATTCATTCTATGCCGCTTCGGGCGTAAGCGAATTTTTGATCACTGAGGCGCTGGAGCTTTTCAAGCTTCGCTTGCCTCAAGCTGCAGTATAAGGAGCCGCGCCATGACTGACACAACCACGATCCGCGCCACCGAAAACCAAGACTGGGGTTTTTGGGGCACCATGGACCAGCACGCGCAGCAAGGCTGGCCGATCGCCTTCACTGCGATCCACGACGCGACCAGCGCAGATCCCGACTCGGTCCGCGCTTTTCTGGACAGCCGCTACGGGCGCCACTTTGCCGATGGGGTGAACAGCCAGATGCATTACGGCGCAAGCCTGGCGGATGCCATCGCCAAGACCACCGCCGAATGGATGGGCTGGCGCATCACGCAGCGCACCAGCCGCGACACGGGAATCCCTGCCGGAATGCCCTACCTGACTGGCTTTGTGATCAACGAGGGCATTGCCGCCGCTTCCTTAGCCATGGAGATCGCGTAATGCCCTACCCTGACAACCTGAACACGACCGACCCGCGCAGCCCTGAATACGAGCACCACGACCGCGACGAAGCCGAGGCTGCGCTGGAGGAGGCCAACACCTCGATCCACCAGGCCACCGAGTCGCTTTATGACGCCTTCCGGGTATGGGAGGACGACACTAGGGTCACCGATGCGAACCAGATTGATATCGCCGGGCTTGCGGCGCCCATCGCGGCGCTTGCTCATGCCTTCCCGCACATCATGGAGCGCAACCAGACCGCGCATGGCGTGGTCATCATTGGCCGCCTGCTGAAGGTCACGGAGCGCCTGATGCGCCTGCGCCTGACCAAGCGGAGCGCGCACCTGCAAGGCGGTACGTACTGCAACTTGAAGGGGGCCCAAGACATGATGGAATCCGTCATCGACGCTCTGGAGCGCGCGGAAGGGGGCGGCAAATGACCACCCCCACGACCCTCCCCGGCGCTGCCTTTCGCGCGGCCCGGGTCGAGCGCAACCTATCCCAGCGCGACGTGGCTATTGCGCTAGGCGTGACCGCTGGGACCGTTTGTAATTGGGAGCGCGGTCGCGTCAAAACCGGCAACCTCATGGCTCTTCAGAGCCTGAAGCCCCGTGAGAAATTGAAGGCAAGCGGCCGACCGATTGGGCACAGGGCCTCGTTTAAGAAAGGCTACGAGGTCACAGCCTGGCGCATTGCGACCGGCGCGACACAAGGGGTCGTGGCGCGGGTCTTGGGAATATCCCAAGAGTCATGGTGCCGCTACGAGCGCATCGGGGCGTCGAAGCTGGTCTGGTACGCCATGAAGGCGGCTAAGGCCGACATCCAGGCGCAAACGGTGCAGGCAGCATGAAGATCGACTTCGAGGCGCTTGCTCGCGAGCACCAGATCTCCGCCGTCGTCGGCCGCCGGGTCCGGCTCGAGAAGGCCGGCAAGGGCGAGTTTAAGGGCCTCTGCCCGTTCCACAACGAAAAGAGCCCCAGCCTCACGGTCTCCGACGCAAAGGGGTTCTACCACTGCTACGGGTGCGGCGAGCATGGCGACGTGGTGGACTTCATCGCCCGCATTGACGGGGTCTCGATCGGCCAAGCCGCGCGCACGCTGACCGGGGCGGATGAATGGAAGCCCACCAGGCGCGACCCTGAGCGCGCCGCGGTCGAGCAATTCGACCCCTACGCCGGGATCGAGCCGGCGGAGATGCCAGACAGCCATGAGATGTTTCAGCCGGGGGCCGAGATCGAGGTCTGGAACCCACGCAAGGAGCGCATTTGGCGCATGCGGCCGAGCATGGTGTTTCCGTATCGGGATCTTGCCGGCGAATTGATCGGCTATGTGATGCGGGTCGAGTTCGATGATGGGAAGAAGGTCACACCGACCGTGCGCTATGTGCGCTTGGCGGATGGCAGCGAGGCATGGGCGACCGTGCCATTCCCAGCGCCACGGCCCTTGTATTGGCCCCGCGCGCCGATCGCCACCGGGCAGATCATCATCGTCGAGGGCGAGAAGGCCGCCGATGCAGCCGCGCGCCTCTTGCCGCCGCTTTCGGTCTGCTCATGGCCGGGCGGCACCCAAGGCGTGAAGCATGTGGACTGGACGCCTTTGGCCGGGCGGAGCGTTGTGATCTGGCCAGACGCCGACAAACCGGGCATGAACGCCGCCCGCGACATCGCCGGGCGCCTTGCCGCGCTTGGCTGCGTGATCAAGATCGCCGAGCCGGAGGAGACCCGCGCGAAGGGCTGGGACGCCGCCGACGCTGAAGCCGAGGGCTGGGGCGTGTCTGACGCCGTGGCGTGGTTGCGGGCAAATGCCCTGCCCTACCAGCCCGACGCGCCACCACCGCCTGAGCCGCCGCCGCCAGAGCCACCAGAGCCGGAGCAGCCGGAGCCGCAAGACGACGCGCCACCGCCACCACCACCGATCGAGGGGGAGCCCACCAAGCCGCGCGACCTCGACGCCTACTATCAGGTGCTCGGGTTTGATGGTGGGTATTACTACTACATGCCGCGGGGCACGAGGCAGCTTGTGGCCTTGTCCGCCTCAAGCCACACCTGGAAGAACCTCATCCAGCTTGCGCCCCTTGATTATTGGGAGCGCGAATTTGGGAGCGGCCGCAATGGCGAGCTTGCCGCGGCGAATGCCCTCATGAACTCAGCGCACAGGGCCGGGACTTATCACCCCGACCGGCTGCGCGGGCGCGGCGCTTGGACCGATGGCAGCGAGCCCGTGTTCCACCTTGGGCAATTCGCGCTTTCTCGGCAGCGCCAAATTGACCTTTATGAGGCGAGCCAGACCTACATCTACCCAGCCACGCGACCGATGAGGAATGTGAACCTCGACGTTGAGCCCGCCGGCGCGACGGAAGCTAAGCGGGTCGCGGACCTCTGCGCCAGGCTAAATTGGGAAAACCCCCTCTCCGCCGTCGCCTTGGCGGGATGGATCGCCATCGCCCCGGTGTGCGGCGCCTTGCATTGGCGGCCGCATATCTGGATCTCGGGCGGGGCGGGGTCCGGCAAGACGACCGTGCTGCTGGACGTGGTGTGGCGCTTGATTGGGGTCTTTGCGCAGCGCTTTGAGGGCTCGACCACCGAGGCCGGCATCCGGCAAACGCTTGGCGCCGACGCCATGCCGATCGTGCTGGACGAAGCTGAGGCAGAGAGCGAGCGCGCCCAGATGCGGATCACCGGCATCCTGGATCTGGCCCGGCTTGCCTCGAGCGGGTCCACCGTAAGCAAGGGCACAGCCAGCGGCGAGGCCATGAGTTTTACCGTGCGGTCTGCGTTTTGCTTTTCCTCGATCGAGCACAGCATCAAGCAGCATGCGGATGAGACACGGATCACCAAGCTCGTGCTCAGGAAGCGGGTGGACGAGAAGGCGGAGGAGGCATTCAAGGCGCTGATGGCCGACATCCGGGCGTGGTTCACGCCGACCTTCGCCAGCGCGCTATTCCTGCGCACTTGGGCCAACATCGACGCCTTGCTCGCCAATGTGGCGACATGCGTGGACGCCGCCGCCCAGGAGCTCAAGGACCGGCGCGCCGCAGACCAGATCGGGACGCTAATCGCGGGCTATGTCAGCCTGCACACGACGAGGAAGATCACCTTCGACGAGGCGGTCGGATTCGTGCGGCGGTACGATTGGCACGACCACACAGCCATCGCCGCCAGGCCAGACCGCGAGCGCTTGCTCGAGCGCATCCTCACCTCCCGCCTCATGGTGACGAGCGGCGGGGCCAACAAGCAGGCCACCGTGGCAGAGCTCATCCAGAGCGCGCGGGGCATGCAGGACACCCACGTCATCGAGCCGAGCGATGCCAAGCGCCAACTTGCGCCGCTTGGGATCAAGGTCACGCCGGAGGGGGTAGCCATCGCCGCCACGGGCGCGCGGTTCGGGCGCGAGATATTGCGCGGCACGCAATGGGAGGCGGACTGGTCCCGGCCATTGCGCGAGATCGACGGAGCGCAGCGCTTGAACGTGACGCATTTTGCTCCCGGGCTGAAGGCGCGCGGCACACTGCTGCCATGGCGCCACTTTGAAGCGCCGTCAGAGGTGCCGGGCCAGATGGAGATGGACGCGATTTAAGGCCTGATCCAGAGCACCGGGGACGCCGCCGAGAGCTTGGCCTCGACGATATCACCGGCAGGTCCAGCTAGGTCATAGCGACCAGGCTCCATGCCGGGCGAGATCGTGCGGACCAGCCATGGCCCGCCGCCGACCCGCGCCACTGACAGGCGGCCAATCGCGTCCGGGTTCACGCCGACGCCCGGCGCGAAAAACAAGACCCCATTGCGCATGAGCATCTGGTCGCCCTTCATGCGCACGGCGATCGTGCCATCCGGCGACAGTGCCGGCGCATCGACCTCGCCCTCGGGCCGGTCGGATAGGTGGATCTCCCCGTGCTCATCGACGTACCCGGCAAGCTTCACGCGCCGGGCCCCACCGCTTACAGCAAGACCGGCATGCTGAAGCACATCTTCGACTGAGACATTCAGGAACGCGGCGACGGCCGCGGCCTCTGGTAACTGCATGCGCCTGCGCCCCTTCAAAAGGTTTGTGACTTGCGCAGGGTCGATTCCAAGCACATGCGCCAGCGCCCGCTGGCTTTTGCCGAGAGTTTTTATCCGCGACTGAAACCAGATCGTATCCATCTTAATTGTGAATCCAAGCCATCACGGGAAAAATTACACTACGCACCGTTGCACAAAACGCAACTGAAAACACCACGAAGCCCATTGACAAAAACCCAACGGCAATGTGATAATGGGGGCCATAGCAATCTCCGGGGGAATCAATGGAGGATAAGCGCAAGACCGAGGTAGTAAGCCGCCTCGCTCAGGCATTTGGATCGCAGGCCGAGGTCGCTCGCCTGTTGGGAATCGACAAGAGCACGGTCACACGTTGGACCAACGTGCCGGCGAAGTATCACCGCCGCCTGCTGGATGAAGCCAAGCGGCGCAAGGTTGCATTGTCGCATACCGACCTGGTGGCGTGATGGCATCTAACACCATCCTGATTGGCGATTGCCTTACCACCTTGCGCACCTTGCCCGATGGCGCGGCGCAGACATGCGTGACCAGCCCACCCTATTACGGGCTCCGGGATTATGGTGTTGCCGGGCAGATTGGGCTCGAGGAAACGCCTGACGCCTATGTTGCGCGGCTGGTTGACGTGTTTCGGGAAGTGCGTCGGGTGCTGCGCGATGACGGGACGCTTTGGCTGAACCTCGGGGATAGCTATGCGCGCAGCGAGGCCAAGGGTGGATCGGGGCCGGGCGGGAAGAATTGCGCGGCGTATGGCAACGTCTATGGGTTAGCGCAATCTGCAAAGGTAGGGTCATCTGATGGCGCGGTAGGACGTGGCGACCGGCCTGGATCGCGTCTTGCCGCTGATGGAGTGAAATACAAGGACCTCCTCGGCATTCCCTGGATGGTCGCCTTCGCCCTTCGCGCCGATGGTTGGTGGCTGCGGTCGGATATTATCTGGCACAAGCCCAACCCCATGCCGGAAAGCGTGCGGGACCGGCCCACGTCTGCCCATGAGCATGTGTTTCTGCTGAGCAAGCGGGCTAGCTATTTCTACGACGCGGCGGCGATTGCGGAGCCTGCGGACTTCCCCGGCGACGACCGGCACAACAGGACAGACGCGCGCAAGGTTTCCGACCCGATGTGCGCCGATGGCGGCAGTCGGGCACGGACGGGAAACCCGACAGGGCTAACCCGCAACGCCCGCAACGTCTGGACCATCGCCACGCAGCCCTATAGCGGCGCGCACTTTGCCACCATGCCGCCAGACTTGGCGGAGCGCTGCATCAAGGCAGGCAGCCGCCCCGGCGATACGGTCTTAGACCCATTCAGCGGCGCAGGCACAACCGGGCTGGTTGCTGACCGGCTGAACCGTGACGCGATCCTATGCGAACTCAATCCTGAATACGCGCGGCTTGCCCGCGAGCGCATCAAGGATGACGCCCCCTTATTCGCGGGAGTCGCGTGATGCCGGTCCAGCTTTTCAAGAGCCGATCAACCGGCGCGATTAAGTGGCGCAACACCTGCGACGTGTGCGGCGCCGACGCGATCCAAGCGGTCGGGTGCTTTCCGGGCATAGGCCTCGCGCTGATCCTGGATGGCAGGCGCGAGGAGGGCTACGCCAAGCTCGGCAAGTGGTACTGCGCTGACCACATCCAGAGCCGCCCGCAGCCTGAGGCGGTGCAAGGGGCGCTGCTCTGATGCGCGACTCAGACCCCATGATGGTGATCGCCTGGATCATGTTCGCCGGCGCCATGTGGTGCTTCATCGCGGTCATGGTCATGGCCTGGATGTGGTGGCCATGACTTTTAAGATCCGCCCTTATCAGGACGAAATTATCGCCCGGGCTCGCGCCCACCTGCGAGACGTGCCGCGCGTGCTGATCCAAGCCCCCACTGGAGCAGGCAAGACAGCCCTCACCGCGAGCATGCTCGGCACCGCCGCCAGCCGCGGTCATCGCTCGTTTTTCATCTGCCACCGCGCCGAGCTAATCGAGCAGGCAGCCAGTACCTTCGCCCAGGTCGGGATCTCCTACGGGATCATCGCCGCCGGCGCGCGGCCCGACCCTCTGGCGCCGGTCCAGATCGCCAGCATCGACACCCTCAAGAACCGCCTCGACAAGGTGCGTGCGCCCGCGCTGGTGGTCTGGGACGAGTGCCATCACGTCGCGGCCGCAGGCTGGACCCGCGTGATGGACGCCTACCCCAGCGCCAAGCATGTCGGGCTGACCGCGACCCCCTGGAGGCTCGACGGCACCGGGCTCGGCCAGCACTTCAGCCGCATGGTGCGGGGGCCGAGCGTGCGGTGGTTGATTGAGAATGGGTTCCTTTCGCCATATCGCGCCTTCGCGCCCTCCCATCCCGACCTCGGGAATGTTCACTCTCGAGCAGGCGACTACATCCAGACCGAGCTTGCCGAGGTCATGGGCGCCAGCGCGATTGTAGGGGATGCTGTCTCGCATTACCGCCGCCTGGCCGCCGGCAAGCGCGCGGTCGCGTTTTGCGTGAGCGTGAAGCACAGCCAGCACGTCGCGCAGGAGTTTCGCTCTGCCGGGTTCGTGGCACACCACCTCGACGGCACCACGCCGCGCGATGAGCGCCGCGCCGCCCTGGCAGCATTCCGGGCAGGGCAGATCCAGGTCTTGTGCAATGTGGACCTGTTCGGCGAGGGGTTTGACCTCCCGGCGATCGAGGCCGCGATCCTGCTGCGCCCGACCAAGAGCCTGAGCCTCTACCTGCAACAGGTAGGGCGAGCGCTGCGCACCTTTCCAGGCAAGCAGCACGCGCTGATCCTGGATCACGCCAACAACATCGCCACGCACGGGCTACCCGACGACGATCGGGACTGGACGCTTGCCGACAGGGAGAAGCGGAAGAAGGCCAAGGACAGCGACGACGAGCCGCACTTCGCCATCAAGCAATGCCCGAAATGCTTTGCCACGCATCGCCCGGCGCCGGTCTGCTCGGCTTGCGGTCACGTCTATGAGCAGGCGGGCCGAAAGGTGGAGGAGGTGGACGGCGAACTTCACGAGGTCGATCCAGCCATGGTCCGCCGCGTTAAGATGGAGGAGCAGTCGAAGGCGCGCGGTTTCGACGACCTGATCAAGCTGGCGCAGGCGCGCGGCTACAAGAACCCGGCGGCATGGGCCGGACACATCATGACTGCGCGCATGGCGCGAGGGCGGGCAACGTGAAGGAAGGCAACCTCATGCGCCGGCTGATGCTGGCGCTGTCCGGCAAGGCAGTGGTCTTCCGCAACAACCAAGGGGTCGCTCATTACCCGGACGGGTCGGTCGTACGCTACGGGCTCGCCAACCCAGGCGGGTCTGACCTGATCGGCTGGACCAGCCGCACCGTAACGCCCGAGATGGTCGGAAAAAAAATTGCGATTTTCACAGCCGTCGAGGTGAAGATCGCCACCGGACGCACGAGCGATGCGCAGCGCAATTTCCTGCAAGCGGTTGAAACCGCCGGAGGAATTGCGGTCGTCGCGCGCAGCGAAACCGATCTCTCAACGTTCCAATAAATCCCAATTTATCCCTTGACATACCGCGCTATGCGTTGCTATAACCGCAACACACAACGCGAGGAACACCAATGGACGTAATCCTTATTGCCTGGGCTTACGGCGTTCTTTTCTTGGCCGTTGTGCTTGGGATTATCGCAATCATCATGAAAACAGAGGACAGATAAATGCCTGTAATCATCACCCCTGACAGCCGCGAGCACTGGCTGGAGTTGCGCCGCAAGGACGTGACTAGCACCGAGTCCGCCGCCCTGTTTGGCCTCTCGCCATACGTCACCGAGTTTGAGCTTTTTTACCGCAAGCTCGGCAATGTCTCCGACGAGATCGAGCAGAACGAGCGCATGACCTGGGGCCTTCGCCTTCAAGACGCCATCGCTCATGGCGTGGCCGAGGACATGGGCCTCACTGTGCGGCGCATCAACACTTACTGGCGCCATACCGACGAGCATATGGGCGCCAGCTTTGACTTCGAGATCGTATCTCACGCTGACGGCCCCGGCCTCATGGAGGTCAAGAACGTCGATTTTCGGGTCTATCGCGACGAATGGCTCGACGACGAAGCTCCACCACATATCGAAATCCAGGTGCAGCACCAGCTTGAAGTGGCAAACCGCGAATGGGCGCTGATCGTCTGCCTTGTGGCAGGCAACACCCCCCGCGTGATCCGGGTCGCGCGTGACCGCCAGGTCGGCGAAAAACTCCGCGCCGCTATCCGCCGCTTCTGGCAGCGCGTGGACGCCAAGACCCCGCCCGCTGTTGATTTCATCAAGGACGCCGACACCATCCGGGAAATCTACCGGAACGGCTCTGGCGCACCGCTTGACGCCATCGGCAACAACCGCCTGCACAGCCTCGCCTTGTCCTACGCCTCCGCCGCGCGTGACGAGAAGGACGCGATCGCTCGCAAGGAAGCCGCCCGCTCTGAGATGCTGACCCTGATCGGCGATGCCGGCAAGGTCACAGGCGAAGGCTGGACCCTCACCGCCACCGAGACCAAGGACTCGGCCGGCACCACCATCACGCCGGACATGGTCGGAACCGTCATCGGCGCCCGCTCTGGCTATCGTCAATTCCGCCTCAACCTGAAGGAAGTCGCATAATGTCTAAGACCGCACTCGTAGAGATCCGCAACACCATCACCACGATGGAGCCGGAGTTTCGCGCTGCCCTACCGGCGCACATCCCCTCCGCCAAGTTCATCCGCACGGCGCAGACCGCGCTGCAAATGAACCCGGACATCGTTGATTGCGATCGCCGCAGCATTTACGGCGCGATTATGAAGGCCGCCCAGGATGGCCTGGTGCTGGACGGGCGCGAGGCTGCGCTCGTGAAGTTTGGCACCGCGGCGCAATATATGCCGATGGTCGCAGGGCTGCTGAAGAAGGCCCGCAACAGCGGCGAGATCAGCACCATCGCCGCCCATGTCGTCTATCAAAACGACACTTTCACCTATGAGCTCGGCGACGACGAGCGCATCTCGCACAAGCCATGCCTCGGCGCCGATCGCGGCAAGCCCATCCTGGTCTATGCCGTCGCCACGTTGAAGGACGGCGGCAAGCAGCGCGCCATCATGACCGTCGCAGAGATCGAGCGCGTGCGGGCCGTGTCCCGATCCAAAGGCGCCGGGCCGTGGACTCAGTGGTGGGATGAGATGGCCAAAAAGACCGTCATCCGCCGCTTGTCCAAGTACCTGCCAAGCTCGACCGACAAGGACGAGGAGTTTCACCGGGCGGTCGAGGCTGATGATGATCTCTACAAGGAGGAGCCCGCCTCGACGCCAGCGCAGGAGGAACCCACCACAGCGCGCCGCCGCACGCGCGCATCGGCCGTGATTGACGCCCAGGCGGTCGAGATTGAGGAGCCTCTCCCACCGCCCGCGCCAGAGCCCGAGCCCGCCGGCGCCTCTGACGAGATGGACCTGATCTGACAACCCAAGCCCCGCGCAATGTGTGTCGCGCGGGGCGCCTGGAGGATGAGCCGATGAAGAAACCAAAACCCAAAGTCAAAATTACGCTCGAGATGGCCCGCGCAATTCGGCGCGCCTACGCCGCAGGCAACGTGTCCCAGCACACGCTGGCCAGGAGCTTTGATGTCTCGCAGGCGTCAGTGTCTCGCGCTGTGTTGGGGAAGTGGAACACAAGGACATGATCACCACGGAAGAAGCGGAACGGCTGGCGACAGAGTACGGAGGTTTTTGGAAGTTGCATGACGTTGCCACGGCCCTCCGCTCCATCGCCGCCGAGCGTGATGCGTTGCTGGCCGAGAACGCCCGGCTGCGGGAGGCGTTGCGCCTTGGGATTGATGCCGTCGAGTTTTGGGCGGCATACGCGACCCCATACTTTCAAGACAAGCACGATTTGGCAGAAGATTTGCAGAAGTTGCGCGCCGCACTAGGAGAAACACAATGAGCAAAACCAACGGCTGGCCCGGCAAGCCTGGGGTGCCGCTAAGTGACGAAATTCGCGCTAAAATTAAAGCCGCAGCAAAGGCGCTTTGCCATTATCCCTCTGGGCCAAGCGCCGCCAATTCATGCTGCTCGGGCATTGGCCGGTGCGAAATGAAAGCCGCTATCGCTGAAATCACCCACCTTCGCGCCGAGCTTGCCACAGCGCGCAAGGACGCGCTGGAAGAAGCGGCGCGGGCGATGATTGAAAAATATCAATCTACTATCATTCGACCAAACACACCGGAAGCGTGGCGCTTTGCCATTTTGCAGGACTTGCAAGAAATGGCAGGTGAAAAACCCAAGATCATAACAGCCGCCGATATTGACGCGCTGGCGAAGGGGGAAGGGGATGAGTGACCCCATCCGCGCGCTGGCGAAAGGAGAAGGCGATGCGTAAAGGAGACAGCCCAATGACTGACCGCGCCGCCCTCAGAGAGCGCGATGCGGCAACCTACCTCGGGTTGTCCCGCATGAGCCTCCGCCGCCATGGACCCAAGCCCCTCAAAATAGGCCGATGCGTCCTGTATCCCGTGACAATGCTGGACTCATGGCTTGCCTCACACAGCCAGCAGGCGCACCGTGCCACAGCCGACGAGGCTACAGAGAGAGCAGTCGATGCCATCAGAAAAGCGCGTGACGCGAAGGCTCGCAGACGGAAGCCTTAAGACCTACTCCTACTCCAAGCGGCCAGCCCCGGCCGCCTGGACCTTTGGCAGGCTGGTCGTCGCCTATAAGAAGTCCGCCGCCTTTGCCAACCTCAAGCCCACCACCCAGGCCGCCTATCGCCATCACCTGGATTGCCTGGCCGGGCTTCAAGAGGTGCCGATCACAGAGATCAAGCGCCGGCACATCCGGTCAATCCGGGACGCCCTTGCCATCAGGACGCCCGCCACCGCCAACTCGGTCATGAAGATCGCCCGCGTGGTGCTTGAGTTCGCCGTCGAGGACGACCTCCTCGATTACAACGTCCTGCATGGCATGAAGAAGCTCCCTGGCGGAGAGCGCCAGCCATGGACCGCGCTGCAGGTGAAAGCCCTCACCGCCCTGCCCGACAACCTCCGCCGCGCCGCCGTGCTGGCCCTCTACACCGGGCAGCGGGCAAGCGACGTGGTGCGCATGACATGGGCCGACTATGACGGCGCCGGCATCGCCGTGGTGCAGCAGAAGACCGGCGCCCGGCTATGGGTGCCAGCCCACCGCAACCTACGCGCCGAGCTCGACACATGGGATCGCCAGGCGGTCACGATGCTGGTCACGCAGAAGGGCACGCCATGGCGATCAGCCCGCGTGCTCTCGACGCGATTCTCCGCCGCCACGAACGCCATCAAGCCCCTTGCCGGCGTGACCTTCCATGGCCTCCGCAAGACCGCCGCCAGCCGCCTCGCTGAAGCCGGATGCTCGACGCACGAGATCGCCGCGATCACCGGGCATAAGACCTTGGCCATGGTCGAGCTCTACACACGCGGAGCCGACCAAAAGCGGCGCGCGACGGCCGCAATCTTTCGCTTGGAAAACGCGGAAAAGAAAAGGGCTAAGTGATTGGCGAACAAAACAATTCGCATATCCACCTGTTAGGTAAATCACCAGCAACGCCAGTGGGTTGCATTTTGGGATTATCCCAATTTATCTTAGCCCGTTCCGGCCTCGTTCACTCGCAGATCGCGCGGTTGAAAGCCCGATCGGCGGCCATGGCATTCATCATCTGAGCCAGCACCGCTGTGCGATCAAGCTCCAGGGCGGCCTGCCTCTGAAGCTCCGGCGGAAACTCCGTCACCCTCGGGCAAGGCCGGTTAGAAACGACCGGAGCGCAGCCGATCAGCAGCGCCGTCGCGGCCAGCATCAGCAGCAGCTTCATCGCCTTCCCTCCTTAATTCCTGCTCTTGAGCCGAGGCATTGGCACGCACTCGCTCGCCGCCTGACTTGCGACCGTTGAACCAGATGGCCAGCAGCGCGCCGAACACCGCCACCGCTGCCATCACCCAGGCCAGAACCCGCCCCCAGATCAAAGCGATCATACCGGCCGCCTCGCCCGCTGCGTTAAAACCCAAGCCACCGCCACGACCGCCACAGCCACCACCAGCGCCACGCCGACCCATTGAGGTAGGGCAGACAGGCTTTGTAGCGCAGGAGCCGCCGTAGCCGCAGCAGAAGCCGCCGCCGCCACCGTGATCGCGCCCTTGCCTGTGCTGGTTGTCGCAGCCTCGCGCGCTGTGTGGACAGGCCGAGGCACACCGGCCAGGCGCAGCCCCTCGTCAATCACCGCAGGCTGGTAAGGATTACCGCCAAGCTCGTGCGTGATGATCGCCTGCACCAAGGGGCGGAGATCCGCATAGGTGTGGAGATCAAGCTCGTCATCCGGCCCCTTGCCAATCGCCATGGCGACGATCATCATATAGGCGCTCGTGTTGTTCTCGACGCTCGGAGCCCAGCGGTTGATTATGCCGCGCACCGTGCGCAGCTTGTGCCGGTCCTGATAAATGGTGAGCAGCGCCGCCAAGGCACGAATGCCGTGCTCGTGAGTTTGGAAAACAGCAAACCGCGGCGGGTTGCCGGTCGCCTCAATGCCGACCTGCCCCTGCCAAGCGTTGCTCTTGTGATAATCAATGTTGCCCGGGTTCTTATTCCGATACCCGCGCGATTGCATTGCTTTCATATTTGCTCCTTACCGCCAAATGATGGCCGACGAAAAACTCTGCCACAGCCAGGCCGCTCCGGCGCTGATTGTGACTAGGACGCCCCCAAGCTTGACGGTCATCCACCAAGCGCCCTTGCCCATGTTGGCTGCATCCACAAGCTGGGATAGCTTTGCGTCAATATCCGAAAGCTGCCCTTTCAGGTTTGAAACCTCCGCCTTGAGCGCGCCGATTTCTTGCGCGTGGACATGCAAGACATGAGGCTCTGATCCTTGATAAAGCTCGCGCGGCCCAGGGTTAAATCCAGACATCATGCCTTGATCTCCGTGATGGTGATTGAGGATGAGAACACGTTGCCGTAGTAACGCCCACCACCCGAACCGTTCACCGTTAGCGTGCCGGCAGATATTGGCCCAGCCCTTACTGTGAAAGTCGTTGGCGAGACAGAACCAGCGACGACACGATAACGAAACGACACACAGACAATGCCAAGGGCAGTTGAACCATAGGACGAACCGACCGCTAAAGCATTCGCACCACTATCGCGAAACAGCGCGGCAACAATGTCAGAAGTGACAGACGCCGAAGCGAATAGCACCACATCCACCTGAAGGACATTCGTGGCAGATAGCGGCGTGATTGCGCGAGAAAGAAACTCGGTTCCCTCACTAATCTGCGGGATTGTGTCATCGCGAGGTATGATCGCCGTCCCCGTGGCGACCGCGCCGCTTGTGGCGCTGACACTTTGAATCGGCACGCCCGCCGCAATCTTAGCAGCAGTAACCGCCGCATCCGCCAGATCAGCCGAGACAACCGAGCCGTCAGGAAGAATGACAACCTTGTTGCTTAGGTCCATGTTGCTTTCAAATAAAGACGCGGAAACCTGCTGCATATCAACTCCTTAATGAACAATAACCGCGATTTCCGCCCGGCCATCTTCCAAAATACGGTTCACGCGGCCAACCGCGCGCCGATATTCTTTGAATGTCGGGCTAGAAACCACCTGACCAGCAATGACACCGCCTTCACCTTCTGCCGCGATAATGTAATCGCCAGGCGCGGCGCCCGTGACGTTGGCCGGAACCTTGCCGGAGTAGGCCACCCGATCCACCTCGGCGCGGGCAGCATTGTATTCTTCCTCGCTCATGCTTTCCGCGCAGGCCCAATCATCGCCACCAACAAAAGAAGGGTTTGTGGACTTCACGCCAAACCGCACCGCTTCAGAATAAGTAAGCGTCAAGGTGCCGTCAGCTTTGAAGCCGACAATGCTACCACGGGCGATTGAAAGGCCGTTGTTGCGCTCATATTCCGCATAGTCAGCACCCGAAGCGTTAAGGGTTCCTGTCGCGTTAATTGATCGTCCGGTGGCGTTCGCCTGACCAATTCTCATAACTGTGTTTGCTGCGTTTGGCGCGGTATTGTTCCCACCTTCATAAAACTTCACGCCAAAAGATGCCGCCGTGAAGGGAACGATCTGCGCTACCAAAGTCCCCGTGGCGTAAGGCGACCCGACGCCATAGGTAATTTCAAATGGCTTTCCGACATTCTGGACATATCGCCAAGACGACCCGCCTGCCCCGCCGTCAATATACCCAAGCTGCACGTCAGCAAAATCACTAAAAACAACCGTACCAAATAGCGAGGTATTACCTCCGCCGCGCACTTGCAACGCTGAGGCGTCATTAAGTCTAACCCCAGGCGCGATCTGCGAATAAAACCCCTTGCTGCCAAGATAGGCCGTGCCCACTAAATTGTAGGAAAGGTTGGAAATGTCCAAACGCCCTGAATTGGCAGGCTGGGATACCGTAAAATCAATGTATCCAGTTACCGCGCCGGTTAAGATGATGTTGTCGAAAAGCGCGGTTGCACAAGTTGTCTGAGCCGTAGCGTTTTGGAAATACCCAAACCGAACCGAACCACTTGATGTCGGTGTGGTTGAATTGATATCGTTGATGTTCACTCGAACATCTTTAATAGTTGCAGGGACAGGCTGCGCTACAGGATCGTGCAAGCTTTCAATAGCCAAATGAGCGTTTATCGTGGTGGCGCCAAAAATAAAGGCGTTCACCGAGATATTTTGAGTGTTAATTTTAAAGGCCGAAATGACGCAATCCGTAAAAGCGTCTTGCCCATATGAACTGTAGGACACGTCATGATTGCTGACGCCATAAACAAAATAAGAGCGCAGCAAATTTTTAGTGAGGAAGTTTCGCGCGGTCAAATTATCGCCGTTTTCTTGGCAGTTAATCCCGTAATAGCCGTTCTCATATAGCCCATTTTTAATCAAGATGTTTCTGGCGCGGTATGTGGTTGGAACCGCCACCGCTCGTGTAATTTTATAGAAGTACGCGTTTTTCACTTCAACATTGCGAAGGCTCAGGTTGTCAGCATCCCGATTGCTGGACTGCAAAACAAAACCACCGATGCTGTAGTCGCTGACTACAGACAGGGACCGTGCAAACAGCCCCTCAATACGAATTCCCTCGAAGGAATGGCGCCGGAAGCCGTCAAGCAAAAACATTGCATTCGTGCTTGCTGGCGCGGAAGAAAAGGTTGATTTTAGCAGCGCACCATAGCCGATAAACGCAATGTCGCTCGTGTCTGTCAGATTGAAATGCCCGCCCAATTCCATAGTGGTAATGCGGTATTCACCGGGCGGAATGTAGATAATGCCGCCCCCGCGCGCCACCGCTTCGTTGATGGCAGCGCGAATGAAGGGCTGGCAATCGGTCGTTGCGGTGACGGTGCCGAGCGGAACGTAATCTGCGACATTGATGATGTCGCGCATTTTGGATTCTGCCGTGCGGGTTACTGCGCCTGCTCCAGAAGGCAAAAACATAACATCTTCTGCCTCCGTAATAATTCCTGGCAGCCCTTGGAAATATCGCGCCAGGATGTTATTCGTGCCAGCAGGAGGCGCCGTCAAAAAATTTAACGCCGTGCCGCCAGACCATGTGAAATCTACGCCAGCGCGCTGCGTCACGCCACTGATCGAGACATCCAGTACCGCCTGATTGCCGGGGTTATCCGACAAGGAAAATTGAGTCTGAACCCCATTGCCCGAAAACAAATTAGCCCGCGCAGTGCCATAGGCAACAATCGTGGCTAAGGTGGCGCTGTCCAAATTTTGCAAGCCGGAACCATTACCATTCCAACCAATGATTTTATTAGCCTCTGGCACAGGCAAAACCGTCGAAATGTTTACCGCAGCAGAAACCGGCAAGCGCAGCGAACTATCTACCCCTCGCTTTAATTGCTGGGTCTGCATAGTCAGCCGGTCAAACACCCGCTCATGCACCTCTGGGTAAAACCCGCCCTGGTTGCGAAGGTCCGTATTCTGGACAAACGCCACATCCCGCACGATCGTCAGGGACGAGCCAGCAGAAGGCGCTGCCACCATGGTCACGTTCCCGCCCGCGTCCTGCCCGACGCCGCTCACCGTGTAATGCGTGGTTAGGGTTTGGATGGTCTCAATGCCGCCCGCGCTGGTCAGCACGACCTGAAGCTCGGCCTGGTCAAACACCTTGAAGGTATAAGGAAAGACGGTCTGGGAACCGTTTCCAGCATAGGGGCCAGTCTTGGCGGTCGCGCTCGCAACAGTCATCAATCAACCCCTTGGGCTTGAGATTTGGGCCATATACAACATTTGGCTTGGGATTACCACAACAGTCTAGTCACGGAACTTTTTCGGGTCGCGGGTCACAAACATCTCGAAGGGAGTGATCTCCCGACCCTCCGCCCAAAGATACAGACCCTCCGCCGTGATCCATGCTTGCCGGCTTGGCAGGTGCAGGACCGGCCCCGCCGTGTCGACCGCCGCCCGGGCTAGGCCGCGATCCGCCTCACCTTGGGCGATCTGCTTACCCAGCCTTACCATGCTTTCGGCCGCCGAGCCGACCGGGCTGCCCGCATAACCAAAATCGCTGCCCATGG